GCGAGAATGTTCATAGCGGATATTCTTTGGCTTTGGTGTATGGCAGTTGACATTGGACTTGGGCGATTCCAAGGCTTCCGTTCCTGTTCTTTCGAAAGATGACCTCCATCAGGTCCTGCTCGGCATTCTTATCGTGTTCGTAGGGGCGATAGACAAAGGCGATTTTGTCGGCATCGAACTCCAGTTGCCCTGTTTCTCGCAAGTCGGACATGATGGGGCGATGGTCGGCCCTGCCTTCGGTTGCCCTTGAGAGCGAAGAAACCACGACCCCAAATACCTTTTGGCGTTTGCAGATTGCTTTCAGTTGCTTGCTGATATTGGTCATCTGCTCAATCTTGGGCTTGGGTTTGTCAATCTTGGCGGGTTCTACGAGTTGCAGGTAGTCGAGGTAGAAACCAACGATTCCAAACTTGGCCTTGAGTTTTGCGATTTCTCCTTCGATTCGGTCAAGGTTTGCTTGGTGCAGGTCCACAATGTAGAGAGGCTTGCCTTTGAGTTGGTCGGCCTTTTGTGCCAAGGTCAGGTACTGCTCGGTGCTGATTCGCTCGTCGGGTTTCAGGAACGCAGCCCCGTCCATGGTTCCGAGGTTCGATAGCATCCGCTGGGTCAGTTGGTCTGCACTCATCTCCATCGTGAAGAATACGACGGGAATATCAGCCATGGCTTGGTTCATGGCTATCTGCAAAGCAAGGAGCGTCTTGCCCATTGCCGGACGACCACCCACGAGGATGAACTCGGATGGCTTGAACCCGGTGCAGATGTTGTCAAGCGGTCGGATGAAGGTTTGGTAGATTTGGTCCTTGCGTCTTCCTTCCCGGACCTCGTTCATGTTGGCAAGAAAGTCCTTGGCGAGTTCGTGAGCGGATGATTCGGAGGCGTTGGACTCAACGGCTTGGATGGATTGGTATCGTTGGAAGGCTTTGGGTATGTCCCGGTCATGGGCGAGTTCTTCCATGATTCTCGCTTCTTCACGCTCCTTCCAAAGGTCGTGCAGGTCGGATGCGTAGGTTTTCCAGTTGCTCACAAGCCCTGCTTCAGGGTCAATGCCTTCGAGCAGGACGTGGGCTTGGCCTTGGTCTGCAAGGTGCTTGTAGACGGTTACGACATCCACCTCTCGCTCTGCTTTGTGAAGGGATTCGATGGCCCTGTATAGGAGGACGTTGTTGCCTGTGAATAGGCGTTCAGGGATTTGGGTTAGGAGGACGGTTCGGTTCACGAACTTGTCCATAAGGCAGCCGAGTAGTTTGCGTTCAGCGGACAATTGGTAGGGGTTCATCATCGGAGGTTAGGTTTGAGTAGGCGAAGTTAGGTGTACGTTGGATGGCTTGGTCCTCCCAGCGTTTGCCGTTGAGGTAGGTGGAAGGGTGAGGAATGAATTGAGCAGGGGTTTCGGAGTAGAGGCGTTGAATGTTGCTGACTGCCAGTTCTTGCTCGGTCTTGGTTAGACGTAGGAATGAACGCTTGGCTCTTGCCTTGTCGGTCTTGCGTGGGAATGTTGTCCAAAATTGGTCAAACCTCTGAACATTCTCATTCTCCTTTCCATTGTCCTTTTCATTCTCCTTTTCATTTCCATTCTCATTATCATTTCCATTATCATTATACATTAGGTTAGGTGATGGTTCGGGTATGGTTAGGTCTTGGTTAGCCTTTGGTTTCCCACCACGCAAACCTGCTTCGTATTTACGCTGATTAGCAGCGATTTGCGGTTTTATGGCCTCCCATACTGCTTGTGAGTAGCGTGTGAGTTCAGGCTCAACTTGGTCGAGTGCGTACGCAATTATTGCGTGATAGACCTCCAGTTGCTCACTTGCTTCGAGGTGCTGGATGCTCCTTTGGAAGGAGCGGTAAAAGACGAATGAATCTCTCATAAGGGTAAAAAAAAACCCCGACTGATTGCAGCAGCCGGGGCAGGGGTTAGAGAATGAACCCTTTATCGGTAGCACCATTTGGCTGCAATTACAAATGGGCTATGTATGTAAATGTAGTACGCCTGCAAATTTACACTAAAAAGGCATATCACCATCTTGTGGTGCAAAATTTCCACCGCTGGTCTGCTGCTGGATTGGCTCTACTTTACCGCTGATGAACCGCTTGCCGTTGGATTCCTTGACCCACCCGGAGAGGCGCATCTTGGTTCCATCGGGGAGGACCACGTCGCCCCTGTAATCGGGACGCTTAGGGTTGTCGCCTTTGTCGTTAGCGAATAGGGTGAAGGTGTTGGGTTGGGGGGTGTAACTCATGGTTGGGGGTTGTTTAGTGGTTTTTGTGAATTTTTCCAAGCAAGAAATTGACGGTATTCCAAGAACTCTTGATAAGAATCCTGCTGACCAGTTAGGTTAAGGCTTACTGGAGTTACTTCGTCGACTTCTTCAAAATTGATTTGGGGCAAAATGTTTTGATTTTCTTTATCATCTTCCTCTTTGTGAAATTTATCAAACCTGCTTTGGGTTTGGCTTGAAGACATCTTGTACGCTTTACTGATGTTGTGTTCGCTTGGCTCTTCGGTTCCTCTATAATAAAGGCCACCAATACCTAACCTTAAGATTCCAACGTCCAATAAATGTCTGTATAACTCCTTATTAAAATTCGACATAATCAGTATTTCTCTCATGGTTGTCGCTGAAATACCTTTGTAAGCAAGCCTGTGAATCAGGCGAACTGCCAAGAATAAGATGGAGTTCTTCTCTTCTTTTGGGTGAAAGGTTTTTTTTGATTTTGGGGTTTGTGATTGGTTGTTCATGATTTTGGGGTTTAGGGTTCTTGATTTTGGGGTTTAATTGAGTAAGTGCAAAGGGTTCTCTCTACGACCTCTCCTGAGGCCCGTAAATCCCTTATGATTCGGTAGGTGGCCCCTTTGCTCGTTCCAAGGATATCTTGCAACTGAGAGGCTCTGAGAGGCTTCTGCGACAATAACCGCAAAGCCTTGATGGTGTTGATTACTTGCTTCATCGAAACGATACGGCTATGGACGCTTTGGTGGCCTTGGCGGTGCAGACTGGAACCTGCTCGCCTGTGGACTCGTCAAAGATAGCGGTCTTGCCTGCTTGCCGAAAGGCCATCTTCAGTAGTTCCTCCCTCGCTTTCATTTGTGCCTTAAGGTCGGCATACACTTCGTCTTCCTCGTAGTTCGGGGTCAGGCTCCCTTCCTTAAGGGTAATCTCTGCTCCGAAGGCGGAGAAGGTCTTGCCGTGTTTGCTGGCTTCGTCGGCTACGGTCTGCTCGGTGGCCTTGATGGTGGCTTCCATAGCCTTGACGATGGCCTTCAGTTTGATGTGGGCCTCCACCGGGTTGACCTCTCCATCGTTGATTCGGTCGGTCAGTTGCTGGGCGATTTGGGCTATCTCTGCCTTGCAGATGTCAGCCTTTGGTATTGTGATGAGAGTTGGGTGAATCATGTGGTTTGGGTTAGGATTTGGTTTATTTTTTCAATGATTAGTTCGCCAATGTACTTTCGGCAGATGTCAGCGGTTTGCATTCTATTAGCAGCGGCAGCAACATAGGCAGCGGCAGCGGCAGCGTAATAGGCAGCGGCAGCGTAAGCGGCAGCGGCAGCGGCAGCGTAATAGGCACCGTCAGCCTCAGCGTAATAGGCAGCGTCAGCGGCAGCGTCTAACTCTTCACGGGTCGCTTTGCCTTCGCCAAAAGCAATAGCAACATCAACCGCCTTTATGCTGCGCTCGTCCTTCATCAAGTGCCTAATTATGTTGGCACAATGTCCCTTGGCAAGGGTCAGCGGTTGCAGTCCGATGTCGCACTTTTTGGCAAGCCATAGGAGCCAATCCCCTCGGTGGCAGGTTGCAACGACTTCTTCTATCGTCTTGTTTCCTGCCCACTCAACGGCAGGCTTGCAGGCCTCTACGGATTGTAAGTATTGATTAAAGGTCATGGCTTCGATTTAAAAGCGTCAAAGATTTGGTTGCAGTACTGACCGTAAGGGATGCCGACTGCATTGGACAGGTCTATGCACTCGCCCAAGGTGAGGTGGATGCAAAGGGTTTTCTCGGTCAAGGCTCTTGCCAAGTCAAGGCCAATGGTCGGGAATTTCTCTTTGAATTCAAGGAGTTTCTTAAACTCCTCAGCATTCATTTGTTCGAGTAGGTTCATGGTCTTGCAAGTTGGTTTTGGATGAATTGAATGCCTTTCTCGAATCGGGCAGGGGTCATTTGGTCGATGTCCTTCATGAACTTCGCCTGTTGCTCGGCTGGGAGTTTCTTGACAAGAGCAAGGAAGTCGGCCTTGAGGGTTGCGGTGGTCAGTTCGTCATAGGAAGGGGCCAGTCCGAGTTTGTCGTTGAGGTCCCCAAGGTTCTGCTGGGCGATAGCCATCTGAACCTCGTTAGACGATGCGATGCTCGTTTCGATACCGATTCCGATGCAGGCCAAAGCACGGCCCCAAGCGGATGTTTCGCAGTTTTCTACATACGAGGTCTTGTTAATCATGCTGGAGGTCCTGTCCTCGGAGGCGTGGCCTGTTGCACGGATGCGACCCTCGTTGTCCCGGATGACTGCACGGACGCAGCAGCGGTCGGGTTGCAGGTCGATGAGTTCGGATTCCAACGACCAGCCAGCGTAGGCCGATTCGTTGCGAAAGTACAGGAGGCGTTGGTTGACTTCAACGTAGTCCTTGCCTTTGATGTTGGTGGTTTTAAACTTGTGCATGGTTTTGAGGTTTGGTTTGGGTTTAGTTGGTGATAAGTGCGAAGATGAATCTGCCGAAGAAGGCGATGCCGAGGCAGGCGGTCAGCAGGATGTAGCCCGTTGCGAGGGCTGCTTTGAGTTTGGCTTGGGTTTGGTTGTTCATGGTTTTGAGGTTTGAGGTTTAAAGAATGTGCGTTGGCGAGTCGCACCCCTCGGGGGGTGGTTTAGGGTTTGGTTATGAAACGTTTTGCTAATTTTATTGGGTAGTGCTTTTCGCCCTGTTCATTACCACTAATAAAATTAATTACAACATCTCTTTTGTCAGTGAATCGCACTACTACGCCAGCAACAATTTCTGGTGCATCTGACCAGTAAAGTTTGCTGCCGATGTGCAAATCGTGTTCAATTTTTTTCATTGGTTTTGAGGTTTAGTGGTTGGTTTGTATGACAAAGGTAAAACAACTTTTTCCATTTTGTGCCACCTCGTAGCAAAAAAATTATTCACCCCCCGTTTTATTGCGATTTGGGGCTATTTCCATACATTTGTACAAACCTAACCCATGCCCGAATACCACTCCATCCGACCTGCCAAGGCCCTGACAAACGCCTTGGAACGGCTGATGATAGCCATCGACAACGCCGATTTGGAAGGCAACCACGCTCTCCTGCTTGAATACCGGAAAGCCTGTGAACTATTGGGGTATGACCCGGCTATGGCTCAATGGCAGGGAACCAAGGAGGTCCACCTATCCAGCGGTCCCGACGTTGCCGACCCTGTTGCGGTCAACTACTTCCACAAACTAAACCCCGAAGAATGAGAACCATCACCCACCTCGTCGTCCATTGCACGGCTACCCCGAAACATACGACCATTGCATCAATCCGCAAGCACTGGAAGGAGGCCCTTGGATGGAAGTCGGTGGGCTACCATCGCATCATTGATTCAACAGGGAATGTAACGGTCTTGGCTCCTGATAGTGCCATCACCAACGGAGTGCAAGGACACAACGCCACAAGCCTTCACGTTTCCTACATCGGAGGCAAAGACAAAGATGACCGAACTATCGGCCAGCGTCAAGCGATTGCCGTGGTGCTGCTTGATTGGCTTAAGAAGTACCCTACCGCAAGGATATGCGGACACAGGGACTTTCCGGGCGTTACGAAGGCCTGTCCCCAGTTTAATGCTGAAAAGGAATACGGCTACCTATACCTAACTGCCAGCGGTGTAGAACCAGTCGCAGGGGGCGAAGCAAGCAAATAGGTCAGTACAACCTATCCGCAGGAGTGAAGGTGGCGTGAACTTGAAGTTCGGGACCTTTGTTGTCCTTGCTGGTATTCCGTGAGGTTTCCAGTTTTAGCCAATAGCCTCCCAAAGGTTTCGGGCCTCGGCCTCGTTCAGTGTGAAAGCCCATGTATCCTCCATCCCATTCTTCCTTGTAAGTAGCCGTACGCAGTTGGTGAATAGGTTTTTGAATGAGCGTTTTGGTCGAACGTTCATAGCGATGAATCATGTTTTGATGGTAGTACAATTCGTGGACGTGGCCCATCCAAGTCAAGTCGTATCCTTCGGTCCCGGCAAGGAGCCTCTGGTCGTGAATTACTCCGCGCGACACCGCGCCTCCCCCACTATGCCCATGAAAATAATGCACGACGAAATTGACTCCACGGATTGTATCGTGCAGCACTCGGATGTCAATGGTTCCACCATATCCGCCAACTTGAATCGATGACCCTGTGGCGTAGTTGAGGGTGCTGGCGAAGCGTTGCAGGAGGTCCGTTTCCCCGTGCTTGATAATAGCGGTTTCGTGGTTGCCGTAGCCTATCAACAAAATGTTTTTGGCGTAGGGGGCAAACCATTCCACCGAGGTGTCCACGATAGCGTCAAAATAGCGGTCGGTGTTGTGTTCGGGACGAATGAGGGATTTGTCTGCTCGACGGTCGTATTTACCACCCATGCAGCAGTAAGTGTCGCCATTGAGTATGATGGCAGCATTCCGCTTGACGGCTTCGTCTAAATGATTTTTCAGCAAGCCTCTATCGCAATGGGGGTTGTCCCAATGCAGGTCGCTGACAAGTAAGAACTCCTGCCCTGATTGGCAGGTTACTTCGTGGATGTTTCGGGTGTGTTTGGTGGCTGGTAGAATCATGCGAGGTTTTTGAGTTTGGCATTCTCGGCTTGGAGTTCATGAACCAGTTGTTCCATGTCTTCCAATCGCTGACGCAAACTTACGACCTCGTTACGAAGTTGTGTTAATTCCTTGTTTTGTGACTCGCTGGTAGCCTGCCACATAGCGAGGACCGCTTGGGCTTGCCTGACTTGCAGGGAGTCCGATTCGACACGGCCTTTGGTAAACCAAGCGACCGCTCCACCGACGATTGCTGCAACGCTCCCGACGATGGTGGTTTCGATTAGGTTCATTACTTGTTCGGCTCGCCCTTTGTCTTATCCAAAGCCATCCAACCTACTGAAAGCAAGGTCAATACGGAACCGATGATTTCGGTGAGGGTCGCTGAATCGATGATGCCTTTGGCGACGAGGGTTCCACCGATGAAGGTGAGAAGGTGGCGAAGTAAAGCGATGACTGCTGATTTCATTAGGGGTAGTTTAGGGGTTTCGGGGTTGCGTTTGCGGAATAATCTCATAGCGATTTGCGTTGGTTGTAGTCCTCGGTGTACTGCTCGTCCCATCCTGCGAAGGTGTGGATTCCGACTGGTTCGGGCCAAGTTTGGTCTTTTGTCCAGTTCTTCGGCTCGTCGTTCTCCCAAAGGATATCAACGCACCAAGCCTTTGGATTTGCAGGGTTGATATGTCCGAGTTCAACAACTGTGCGAGGCTCGACCTCCGAGTCGTTAATGGTTCGGAAGTCAGCGTAAACTGCAAATTCGTATTTTCGGAATGTAGCCATTAGAGGGTCGTAAGGGCAGCGAGTTCTGCGTTGGTTAAGCGAGTCGTGTAGAGGGGTAAAGCACTAATCCTTTGGTTACCTCTCCCCTCAAAAAATCCAGTCGGGTTTATATTTATCTGAGTTAATGCAGCAGTAAAAGAGAATGCGGTTGAACTCGTCCCAATTTGAACCCCATTTATATACAAAGCGCTGTCGCCAGTCTTGTATGCAACCGCTATTTTTAGATTTCCTGACACGGTGCCTGATGCTGCTATATTTAAAACTTGTCCAGATGTATATACCGTGGCTTGAATTATATTGTTAGAATTTTTGCTTATTGATACAGTATTCGTTAAAGTCCTTGCAAAGCAAAATAAATCACTTGCCCCGCTAACAAGTGAACTTGTTTCTAAATAAATCGTCCCCTCGGTCTGCCCGATGCATCCGCTGACTGCTCCTGATAGGCTTATGACTTCTGCGCTGCGTGTTGCCGATGCGGTGGTTGTGGGGATGTAGGAGGTGGCGATGGAGCCTGTTTCGGTCTGCGCTCCCCAGCCGTAAAGGACATCCGTTATGGTTCCAGCAAAAGATGGCGCACGAGTGCTGCCACTTGCGGTTATTAAAGTAGCCGTAAATCCATTACCAGTTCCTGTGTTATTGCAAGTTGCCGTAAGCCTGCACCGATACCATCCGTTGCCATAATTTTCAATGCTTGCAGCCCTATTTGAGTCTGCGGTTGTTCCGCTCACAACCGCAACCGTTCCAAGTTGAAGGTCAAAATTGGCATAGCCTTCTTGCGTAAATCTTGAGGCTGGGTAAGTTAATTGAACGTACCTTCCAGCATTACCTGTTCCTTGTTTGAAAAATGCGCTTTGCGTGTAAATAGTGCCACTTGTAAAACTTAGAGAACCATCATTTCCAACTTTTAAATGAACTGCGCTTCCGCTTGTCGGACTGATTGCATTGGCCGTGTTCGTACCGTACGGGTCAAGTGTTCCCGTGGTCGCTGACACCGTTGTAACGTTAGCAGTTGCGTCACTACGCCACCCACTCGCAATCCAGTTTTCACTTTGCACAATAACATTCGACCCACTCGGCTCCACGAGCAACGCAGGGCATCCACCGCCAAGAGGATAGTCCAACCTCGGAATCCCCGAAGCCACGACCTCAATCAATCCGCTTGCGTTGACCCTTGTTGCCGTAGTTGCACGGATTACATTGAAGTCGCCCGATGCGCCTAATACCACACCGCCCGAAGTCGTTGCCAAGGGTGTGTAAAGTTTGCCTGTCTTAAAGCGAGCAGGAACAAGGATAAGCGATGGGGTTGGCATTCTTAGAAGTTGTAAATAACTGCAAAGCGATTGAAGAGGCATCCATCCACGGCAGCCTCGGCAGCGGTCGCTCCGTCAGCGGTTGCCCTTGCGTTGAACAAGGCCCAAACTCCAGCAGCGACTCCGCCTTGGAGCATATTCGTGGGATAGCCGTAGCCGTAGCCGATTAGCATCTTACAGGAAGGTATAACCGATGACCGAACCTGCGCTTGGAGTAACGGCCGTAATCTTGCCTCCGTTGCGTCCTGAAATCACGATACCAGCGGAAACTGATTTGCCCGATAAGTTGTAAGGAGTCAGGAGGTTCTCGCCACCAGTTCCCGTAAGGACTGAGAAAGTGGCTGCGGTGTTGACGACTACGAAGTCAAAAACTTTACCGCTAACGGCTCCGTCAACGAACTCCATCGTACCGCCCTGACCGAGCATTTGTTGCAGAATAGGTGTAGGCATAATTTGCGTTTAATTGTAAATGTCTTTTATGTGGGAATTTCACAAACCGAATGACCGTAGGGGATTTCAAAGGTCATAGTCGCCTGCCACCCAGCCGTGCGGTCATCCCGGCTCTCTACGAACCTCGTAAGCGATACGCTGGATGAGAGGGTCCAGTCCTCGTTCGGGTCGTTTGTAAGCGACGATATGAAGTCCTGTGCGATTTGTAATTGGTCGCTTAGGACCTCGTCCTCGTTATCCTGCCAACCCAGCGTAGGGCTGCCTGAAACCACTCCGCCCATCGGCTTAATGGACTCAACACGGTCAGAAAAGTAAACCCCAACCACCAAGTCCAAAGTACCAGCGTCAGTATTTGCAGACTGAACGTCCGCAAAAACGAGCGGATACACGATGCGCTCACGGCTTGGGGTTCGCAGGTTGATGGTGTTGTCCGTGCCGATTGCAAGCGGGTCGCCCGTCCCGAAGGAGTTGACCTGAGGATGAGCATTTGCAAGGTCCAGCAGGGCTTGCTTGATTTTTATCCATGACATAAGTCTGCAGTTTCAGTATGTTTTTTTTATGCGCTCCCATGCTTAGCAGTCGTTACACGCCCCGAATTGTCCGTAAGGGTAGGGGTAGTCAAGGTTGCTGATTCCCATCCTTCGGTTGCGGTCAAGGACCATCCCAGTTCGGTAGTTGGTAGCGTTCGGGTAGATGGTATCCAACGCAGAAGGAGGCGAGTTCCAAAGCGGATAGGAATTGCGGTTTTCCATGAGGTAGCGTGTAATGCGTTCGGAATACCACTCGGCATCGTTCTTGACCTTATCGGTCAGCCGGGTGATTTCTTCCATGCTCATTTGCGAGGATTCCTCGCTGGTTCTACGGACCATGCCCTTGTTCATGTACTTGAACGCAAGAACCATGGGTAACTCGTAGTAAAGCCATTGAATCATTGCTGGTTGGATGTAGTCCTCCAGCAGCGTTTGGTTGAGTGCAGACGTTGAACCGCTGACCACTTGGGTAACCAATTCCCCGTACAACGGAGAGCCAACGATGGGCTGAATCCGCATCTCCTGCACCTTGATGACCGTTGGACGGATTTGGGTGTAACTGACGTTCTCGTTGATGATGCTATTGTCCAGTAGCGTTTCTTCGCTTATGAATAGTGCCTTCATGCCTTCGTGATTTTATTGCCTTTACGGATGACGAGTTGCTGCTCCCATACGTGCCTGCATTGTGGCCTGTTAACTCCGCTGGGCGTGTGATACCAACCGCCCCTCCTGTTCCAAACGGAATATCCCATGATTGCACTAATCCCGTCAATGTCGTCCCTTGTGTAAACCTTGCCTTGCCCGGCCAAGTCAAGCATGACCTTGCAGAACTCACGGCTGGAACCTTTGTCCTTGTTGCTGAACCCTGTCGCCCATGCGTATTTGTAGCGGACCTCCAAGACTGGCTCGGCAACTTCCTTCACGCCCTTGGGTAGGTTCTGCTCGGCTATCTTGTCCACGGCCCTGCTGATTGGGTAGCGGTCCTTGGTTATCAAGTAGGCGACCCGCTTGGCGACCTTGGCCTTGCTGACCCCAAATTCCTTGGCCATTTCTTCAACCGATGCGTCCCGATTCTTCTTGCGGTATGCCTCAATCTTCTTATCAAGTTCAACCTCTTCTTCGCCCAGTTCGGCAAAGGCCAATCGGATGTTTTCGTCGATGTTGGTGTCGAACCGCATCGGCTTGGAGTGCATCACATGGTAATCGTCTGCATGGCTTCCGAACTTGCTTGCAACCACTTCCAAGACCTTGAACTCCTCATCGCCCCATCCGTAGTCCTCGTCGTCCTCTTGGCCCCATTGAGGCTCGCTGAACTCTTGGGATTGAACGCCCAGCATCGTGTCAATCTCTTGGGCTGATAAGCCAAAGCCTGCTGATAGCATAGTCCGTGCCATTTCAAGAGTGATTTTCTCCTGCATATACTGACGCACGATTCGCATCAAGTTTTGGTACTCACGGCCCGACAACTTCTTGATGTTGTCATTGCTCTGCAATGCTTCAACGGCTTGCGGTTGCTCGTCGGGTTGGGGGTTAGGTCCAACCACGTCAGCAGGTTTCTCCAAAGGTTGCAGACCTGCTTTCTCACGCAGTTCATCTTGGGTCATAATCTGCAAGAGGGCTTGCTCGCTTAGTCGCTCTGTAATGGGTTCAACGGGGATAAGTTCCATACCTTCCACGCCATTGAAGGAACCGAGGTAGTTAATCATCCGCTCCACTTTGCGGACACGGTCGTTGACGTAGGTCGCCTTGAATAGTTCGTAAGCCTCAACCAATTCGTTGCGTCCACCCAATTGGCCTTCGGTCTTGACTCCGAATAGCATGGGGTTGGTTACACGGTGGGCGATGAATATCTCCTGCTGAATGGCCTTGTTCAGTATCTCAAACTGCTTATCCATGTCGCTCGGAGTTAATGGCTCCAGCGTCGGGGCCTTGGCTGCATCGTCGTTGAAGGTTACAACGAAGCGACCAGCGTTGTCGGTTCCTGAAAACTTGCGCTTGATTTGACGCTCGATGTCGCCCTGTTCTTCGGGTGTCGGGATGCCGTTGTTGAAATTAATCAAGTAACCGCCCCAAAAGTTATTCCGGAGATTGTTGTTGTGGAAGTTCGCAACTTGCACGTCTGCCTCAATCCAAGCATTCCCTCCGATGTATTCGGGGAGAGGATAGTGCTTCACGCCTGCAGCGTACACCCGATAGTAGAACAACTGCTTACCGATGCGGTTCTCGGTGTCAAAGGCAGGGATTTTCTCGATGTCCCCGACCTTTGGGAACAACTGCATCATGTCGTCGTTGTACCAGTCAGCGACTTGGAACATCTTCTCCTCTTTGTCAACCCTGATTTTCTCAAAGGGAACGTGTTCCATCTTAGCAATCGTTCCCAACTTAGACCAAGTAACCGCAACCGCAAACCCGTTGAAGATTTCCAAGTCCAAAACCAGTTTCTCCGTGATATCATTCAGGTCCTCCGTGCTGGAAAGTCCGTCAAAGAACTTGATGAACCGGGCCTCTTGCTCTACGGTCAAGTCATCCCCTGCCTGCCATCCACCGCCCATGATGTAGTTGACCTTGCCGTTGA